AGGACAGAAATCGGGGACCTCTCTTTGTTACGATGGAGTCAGTGATGAAGCCCGAGCGCTTGCAGAAATGCAATGCGAACAGGCGTTTCAGTTGTTGCAGGCCCGGCCCGGTGAGCCAGGCAGATCGCGAGGGGGAGACCTTACCTATGAACGAGTTGGTGAGCAGATCCTAGTCACGAGCCGGTCGCGCATTCATGCAAATGGAGAGCGCACGGTACTCTGGCAAATGGTGCTGCTCATTGCTTCATTCACGGGTGTTGTGTCAGCCCAGGAGAGTGACGGAGTCCAACCGTACAGCTGCGATGTACGCTTCAAGTCGGGACGGTTGCGGGAGATATGCACTAGAGTCATTGGAGCCGCAGACAGAATTGGCGTTGTGGCGAGCCATGCACGAAACGTATGGGACGCATCTTGTGAGTATTTGCCATCAGGGTACTATGTGCTAATGGGATTTAGCGCAGTCTTAGTGATTGCTGCTGTCCTGGGCGCATGCTGGTGGCTTTACCGGGAGAGGACGTCCGTGTACGCGTATGTCGTCCTAATTGTCACGGTTGCGTTCTACGCTACCGTGTTGTTTTGGGACGATTCTACGGTGATGCTGGGCGCACACGCAGCCTTATCTGTGCTCCATGGATTCTCAGGGCTGGGACTCCTTGCAGCGCCGTGTGGATCAACTTGGAGAGGTAAGTGGACAAAGATCCTGTGCGCATTTCTGGGGGTCATTGCTATGGCTCTCCACATCTACTTCGAATACGCTGGTGTTCAGTATGTCGTGTTTCACTTCATCAATAGTCGCCGATCACAGATGGCGATGGCGTTGATGTATGAGGCCGGCAAACGAAAGCAGCCTATCAATCCGAGAGGGTTGAAGAAGAAGAAGCGGGGGAGGCAGTATAAGGGGGATGACCCCCTGGGAGATGAGTTGCGTGCGATGGAGGCCAGGGAAGTGGAGCTTGAGACCGATGATACCATGTATCATCTTGGAGACCAGGGGGGGACGAATGCAAAAGAATTGGCGGCGCTGAGAAAGAAGATGGCGAAGTATAGGAAGGACTACCAGTCTAGCCTATTAGTAGTCATCCAAGGCAAGCGCTACGAGTCTAGCAGATCTCTCCTAGAGTTGGCGTCGCAAGACGTCATGAGCTCTAAGATGTTAGGAGTCTTGGTGGAGCATCTGTCACCCCCCCTTCAAGAAGACAGGGACTTTGACTACTTCAGCTCTGAGGTGCGATGCGGAAAATTGTACCCGATCGAAGCATTGGAATTCAATCCGTCAGTCATCCCAGATGTGGTGAGAGAGATCATGTCGTTCAAGTTCGCAACGCGGGAAGAACATGACAAGTTCATTCGAGATCTTGTATGTGCGCTTGAGCACTACAATGAGAAATGCGCTATGTTGAGGGAGCGCGTTCCACGCAGGAGTCCCGTAACGCCTGAGAGTGCCATAAGCACCTCAGATTCGTTTCCTGCGTGCACTGTCCAGGTGGTAGTTGAGTTTGCGAATGGTGACACCAGTACATCAGTTGGAGCTGTTGCTAGGTTGGGAGACCAAGGCAAAGTGGTGATCATACAGACTCATTCACTCTACGGAGCGGACTACAAGGAATGTTGTTGCCCACTCCAGGGCGTCCGAGAGGCCAAGGTGATCAAGGTGGACGGAGAAGCCATCTGGTCTTCGAAGAGAAAGACGCTCAGAGTGTACACTGGACCAAACAAGACGTACTGTGCGGTGCCGTATGTGGGAAAAGTGAGGGGAGTCGAGTTGTACGATGGAGAGATGGGCGTGGGCACGAGGCTCATGGTCTTCTCTACGCCAGGTGAATCGCATCCTCTCATGACGTCTGGCTGGTATGAAGGGAAGTATGACAACAATTACTTCCGACACAAGTGCACCACCTTCCCTGGTATGTCGGGATCTGCTGTCATTGCGATGGTCGCTGGAAAAGCCGTGCTCGTAGGATCTCATGCGGCGGCCGTGCCCGGAGAATGCTATAACCTAGCATCTTCGATGGTTGCCATGGACCAAGAGACGGAAGTTAAGCGGGCAGCGCCAGAGAGCAAGATCACAACAGGTGTGGGACAGAAGGAGGAGCGACGAGCGCCCCTAGCTGCTCATCCTGTGCCATCAGATAGAGTCCGAGTGAGGCCGTCCAATGACCCTGAGACTGTGAGAAAGGCGTTCCAATCGTTCACACAGCCGTCCACGCGGATGGTTGAGAGTGTGAAGTTAGAGTGGGACATCTTAATCAACGGGTATAGAGGGACTGAAGCAGCCCAGTGGGACGAGCGGTGTCTGTATTGGTACAAGAATGATCGTGAGCAGTTTCGGGTGCGGGTCTATCAGCCAGCTCTGGAAGAAACGAACAAGTCTGCGTCTGTGGGGTCATTCTCGTTTGAGGACGAAATGGAACCAGAGGCGCATTCATTGAGAGAGTTTGCTGAAGATCCTGAGTCTTTCAGTATGTTCTGCGCCTATGTAGATGCCGTGTTGGACGGTCGGAGGACGTGGAGAGAAGACGTCATTCGTGTGCACTTAAAAATGGACAACTATACCTTTAAGAAGATCGACGCCGGCGTGTACCGCTCCATCAAAGCTACCAATGTGTACGTTCAGATGATGCAGCGGTGCTTCGCGGGGGGGTTGACTGAATATTGTTATAGTTTGGTTCCAAATTCATCACACAGTGACGTCACAAATCCGTTCAAGTGGGCTGAGAGCGTGCCTCAGAGGTATGCTGCCCAAGTGAGGCGGAGAAAGCAGTTTTACACTGTGGCCACGGACTACTCTGAGTTCGACGCGACATGCAACCGACAAGACTGGGAGATGTTGTACTCTGCGATGCCGTCACAGGCCATTGCTACACACCTCGTTGGTGTGTTGGCATGCGGAAGAATGGTTGGACCAGACGGCGAGGATCTAAACAGACACGAAGGCACCGGCAACCCATCGGGGAACTTCCACACTTCTATGATGAATTCGATGAAGAACGTGGCCATCATCAGATCGTTCGTGAAGATAGCAGGAACGATAGGAGGTGAGGTGATGTACGTCCAGGGTGATTGGTTCCGGGTCAGTGGAGATGACACAATTTTTGTGTTGCCGCCTGAGTTGAACGGAGAAGAGTTTGCCAAAGCGTTTTGTGAGTACGTATCTGGAACTCTTGGAATCCGGACGAAGGTGGAAGAAGTTGTGAGAGCTGGCGAGGATAACTGCTGGCGCACAGCTCCATTCCTGTGCCAAACGACTGTTACTGTGGGGGGAACAATTCTCAACTATGTTCCAGATGTGGGTCGTCGGATGGCTACAGTGAATGACGCTGGAGTTGAAGCACATGTGGTGGCGTCGGTGATGGAATCGCTGGCGTCATCCTATTACTGTGCCGGCGTGAGTGCCCTGGAAGGCATTCAACCTCAGCGTGAAGTTTTGAAGAAGTTTGAGAAAGTAGCAGCGCAGTACGGGTGCAGGCCGGCTCCCGAACGCTACTTCGGCGTCGCTTCGTCACGAATCTCTGGAGAAACGAAGCTCATTTATCAAAACTTCGTTATGCCGCTATCTAAGAAGAAGCGGTCGTCATCCAACGGGAGCAAACGCTCCAATGGATCGTCTAGGCCCTCTGGACGTAAAACGAGGTTCAAAACAAAGATCAAGAGTGCGCGAGGTCCGAAGCGCACAGCACCAGTCAACACATCAAGGACAATTACAACTGCCCAACCTTCGACGCCGAGGAGTAGGGCAAGTCGTGCGAGTGGTTTCAACTATCCCCTATCGTACCGAGAGTACGTCGGTGAGGTTACTTCTCCTCCGGGCGGCATTACGACATTTCAAATACTGCTTACGTACCCCATCAACCCGGGGTTGCAACAGTCTTTTCCATGGGCTCGTAAGGTCGCTTCCGCTTTTCAGAACTGGCGTATCAAGTATCTTCGAGCGTACTACGAGCCTAGCTGCCCGTCTAGTACGCCGGGACAGATCATGATGATGGTCGATTTCAATCCTTCCGATCCTGCCCCGGTTACGAAGAAGCAGTTCATGGTTAATGACAATGCTGCGAAAGGCGACGTGTGGGAGGAGTGTATGTATGAAGCACCACCTGCGGATCTGGCCAAGATGACCAAAGAGTTTTGGGTGAGACAGGGAACGATTCCAAATGGGTCAGCGATTCAGCTGTACGATTGTGGTACGCTCTATGTCGCTCTTAAGGGAGTCGCGGCTGGGAACGTTGGTGACCTGTACTTTGAGTACGGGTTTGAGTTCTTCACGCCTCAGTTGGATGTGGTTGGAGACCAAGACTCAGAAGTGAAGAAGCTCGATATTGCGGCCCCGGTTACCACAGATGTGTTAGCCGGAGCTACCGTGGTTGGTGACCTGCCACTTGTGCCTTCCGCAGCCAACACGTTTACGTTTGGCAACGTTGGGCGCTATCTGCTTGACATGGTCTGCAATGTCGCTGCGACTGACTGGGTTGGAAACCCCCCCACGCTCACAGATTCGAATGGGGTGGTTCAGGACGTACTTGAGGTGTATGGCAACATTGACGGGGTTGCTACGGCTACATCCACGTTGCAGTGGGCGTTCAATTGCTTGGAGGCTGGAACGAGTTTCGTGCTCGATGTAGCTCCATATGCAGCCGCACTCTCTGATGTGGTGATTAGGGTAGCGCCCTGGTTGCCTATTCTCACGGATCCTGCGCCAACTCCCCGTGTTCATGTGAGGGGACATCTCCGCATTGCGAGCGGAGGCACCATTTCGAAGACTGCTCCTTTTGGCGACGCTCCGGTTGTTGTTTCGGGCATCCTACCTATCACTGCTGCGAGCAGTACACTTACCTTCAACCAGTTGGGCACGTACTTCGTGGCTCTTCTCGGGACTGGTACAGGGTTGGCAGCGTCAGTGCTCGGAGCTGGAACATCTACGGAAACGCTGATTGATGAGGCCGTCGAGGTTGGTGCACTGCGGATTGTTTCTCTCTACAAGGTTGTGGTCACGGCAGTTGGACAAACGTTTATCGTGACGTTCACTGCTACTACTTTTACAGCGATGACCACTCGGATCTTTCAAGGTGGGACGACTATGGGGTGACCATTGACTGTGCGCTTGTGAAATATAGTTTCATTGTTTTGTTTGTTTAAAGAGTTGGACTCTTATCGGTATCACACACCGTTTTCTATTTGGG